TTGGCCTCTGCCTCTTTCAAATTTTTGTTATCATTTGCCATTTTCTATACCTCAAAAATTGTTAAATTTTTATTAAACCGCCAAAACTAAAGCTGTCGGTTCTTACTTTTTGCTTTGTTTTTCGTACTTAACAAAACCCAAGTACGACTTAAAACTTGAGAACTCTTCCTGCAGTTCTTTTGTTGCTTCGAACTTAGCCTTGAGCTGATCTTCTGTGAGAGTCATCGCATCAGCATCGGCATCTGGTTTCAACTCTTTCTGCTTGTCAGAAAACTCAGCATCTGCAGGGTCGATTACCTTGCCCGGTTTAGCTGGAGGATTCTTCTTGAGTTCGGTATTTGCCAAAGCCAGTTTTTCGTTGCACATTTTGAGCGCATCAACTACGGTCTTGCTCTCTTCGTAGCACTGAACCGCAATTTCGAGATTGTCTTTGCCGCATACTTCTTTGATTTCCTTGAACGCTCCACGTTCAAGCTTTTCGCCATCGGCCTTGCCCTTGTTGAACACATCTTTGTATATTTCAGAGTGTTCAACCTGGAACGACTCGATAGTCGTCTCAATTTCTTTTTTGTCTGCCATTTCAAAATCCTTTCCAATATTATTTTTATTATTTGACTGTTTAAATACTTCAGTTGAGCAGTTCTCTACTGCACCAAACGCACAAACCGACACCTCTCTTACAAAAGTGTTTGATATATATGTTCCAGGGCCTGTTAGTGTATGCCCATTAACCTGAACTGATTGTCCTTCTTTGATATATTCAATCTTCGCCCTTGCGTACTCGAATGACATTGACGCTTGAAATGGGAATCCAGCCGCTCCATCTTTTTTAATCTCGTTAGCAACATCGTTATCTAAAAACTCACCTGTCAAAACAGCAACCTTATCAACACTCAATTCTGTACCGATTCCAACTCTTTTTGATGTGTCGTGAGAATCCAAAATGCCAACTTTTTTTCGAGACAGTTTAATACTGCCCATATCAAACGCAAAATTCCCCCAGTACCAATGATAGTTAACCTGCCCATCATAGAATTGAAGTTTGAGTCGGTTATTCTTTTTGTCATCATCTTCGGCAGCAGCAAACTCTGCCTGACAAATAAAGTTGAATGCATCTGCTGGTATTTTACTTAGATCAGTTTTGTCATCAAATTTTTGTTCTATTACTGCTGGCATTTTTATGCTCCTTTTTTCTCAGGTACCAAAACTATATTTTTCTTTACGATTGCCTTATCTTCTTCAGCTCGTTTGTCCATAATGTCGCTAAAATCCCCGCCTTGGCGAGCGATAATTGCGGTGCGAGTAGTAGTTCCATTTTCGAGCTGCTGCATATCGGCCCTTGCTTCTTTATATGGATCAACATACGGCCATCGATTGCAGGCTATATCGTGTTTATATTTATCATTAACATCGCTGAGCTGGCCATTACTAATCCACTCATCGATTTTAAGTTTATAGAGGCGTGATATAAATGGTTTCAATACAAAGTCCTGCTCTGCCATCCAAGCTTCCTGAACCTTTTGGTAAGCTATGCGGGTATTCATAAATGTAGAATCTGAAAAGTCCAGAGTCACCAGCATAAGGGGCATTAGTAGTGGCCTGCCGATAAACATCAGCATTCGCCTTACGAACGGGTCAAACATTGCACCCGGCCGTTCCATTCCTATACCCTTAACATCTTCCCCTTTTTCGCCGTGATATATCATTCCGGGTTCAACTTTTTCTAATCGGTTATCATCAGCATCTTTGCCAGTTGAGCTAACCCCGCCGGTAAATCCTGCACCTATTTGGGAAGCTGCATCTTTTTCAGTAATGAATAATGCAAAGCAGGCATTCACTTTTGCCGCTACCAGTTCAGCCTCAACGTACCCGCAAAGATAATCGATATATTTTATAGCCGATGTCAGTGCCGGCTCACCTCGACTCTGACTAAATCTTTCAGGTGTGAAATGGTGATGAACATCACTGGCCAAATACTTCTTAACAGAATCAGCTTGTATATAAAATCCGTTATCGGCAGGCTTGCCAATATAATAGCCAACAACTTTATTTGTCTTTTTACTGAACGCTATACCGTTAGTAATGGTATAGTGTTTCCCATCCTTTGTTCCGAACGGTGTTCCTATTTGCTCGCCCTCAATCGCCTGCAATCCATCACTGGTAAATATCGTTGCCATATCACCATCTCGGCGGTAGGTCAAATACATCATCCGCAGGTACTGGTCGATATTAAACCGCCCTGTAACATCAACAGTCGATTGCTGCATCTCTTCTTTCCAAAGCAGTTCAGCCGCAGCGTTCCATTTTATATCAGTAGTTCGTGCCTGCATTTTAACACCATTACCGACAACGCCATCACGTTCGGTTTTTAGTAATCCTTTTACCAGTGGATTATTGAGACACAGATCACGGCAAATTTCACGAATGGCGAAAAGACTATGCTCATCCAAGTGTTTGTCAGCCGTACCGCCGAGTCGGGAGCGTTTCTTATTGAGGCGATCCGATTTGTCAATCACATCATAGGCCATACGGTACTGTTTGCGTTTCACCGCAATCGCCGGAGCAACTACCGCAATAGCATCGTCCAGTTTGTCAGCCCAACTTTTAGGTTGTGTTTTTTTCTCTCTCAATTAAAACTCCGCCACTGATTTTCTTGATACGCTACCTAATGCGACCCTGCGTTCAAGTGCTTGTTCCATTTTGAGCAAAGTATCTAAATCCGCTTTTTTGTATGTGCGACCGTTAATAGAAACTTCTTGCCCACCATCGATAATTCCATCGATAGCCGTCTGAACAGCTGTAAGCCTCTCGGCTAAAGTAGCCATTTACGCCTCGCAATTTAATAGTTTTGTATATATAAACCTACTTTTCATAACCCTATTTTACTACTTTTGGGTATTCTTAGAAAGGGCTCTTACTAATAATTAGTAACGACATGAAGTTTTTTTTTACTCATCAGTTTCGACAGATTTGAAGCTTTTTCCGCACTGACTGTAGCGATGGTATCTGATGGGCAAATTGTTGGAATCATAGCATGGTGCCTGTTTTGAACCGCAAAAAGGGCATTTTGGGCGTATATATTTAACCACAACTACCGGCTCTTCTACTGGCGGAGCAGGCGTTTTGTGTCTTTTGCGTCTGGTGTTTATGGCTAAATCCGGTATGTCGTCCAAGAATCCGTTCATTTTTTTTGTTTTTTTGTTTTTTTAAATTGATTTTTAAATTTTTGGTAAATCATCCAAATAGCCAGAGCCGGTTTTCCTTTGCTGTTTGCCCGCTGGCTTTGCTTCCGGAACTTTCCAAGGCCCCAGAAACTTTGCACCCGCCACTTCCCCTGCAAAATATGCATAGACGCTACAGTCCCAAAGGTGGTTTGCTACGTGTTCGCCTTTAGGCTCCCACATCTTCCGAGTTTTACCTTTAACTCGTTTTGTAACTTTCTCTTCAGATGCCAGTTGACTAATACTATCTGGTGAGAACTTTTTATGCAGGTGCATATAGCCAGGTCCCGGAGTCTTCGCTTCGTACAGGTGATAGTAGAGCGTGTCTTTGTACGCATCGACATTGAGGTCGTACCTATCGAGCCGTTTACTAGAATCTTTCATCTCACGATAATTTCTCGTTGTCACAGTCGCATCACCCCGCACCGGTATCAGACCATTGAGTTGCCGGCAAAATGCTTTCACAACTTCAGTGCGATAGTTACAGTCAATCGCTGCGATGTTTATAGATCTCACAACTCCATCGAAGTCAGCGATCGGACTATGTAGGAAGTCGCTAACGATTTTATAGTTGGCCAACTCTGCAGTATCGCCAGTCTCAAGCCGTCCTTCGCTGAGTACCCACAGCTCGCTCTGATAACCCCATCCCAGAACGAGGTACCATACATGGTCAATCTGCACATCCATACCAACTGATATAAACTGTACACCCACCGGAGCCCGTTCAGGTTCATAGCTTCCTTTGTGTAATGTAATAACTCCCTCGGCAGTCTCTTTTTCTTTAATTTCCCAGCTATCGCCCATTCGAGAATTCATAAAGTTTTGTTTTGGCTTGTAGTCGCCGGCCTTCCAAGCTTTATCAGCCTTAGCCCATTCAGCCGCCAGCTTTGCCATTGTAATAAAACCCGGGTACAGCATAAATGCAGAGCTATCATATCCTCGATGCGGATTACTAAATACTTTACCAATTATGCGGCCATCCGGATCAACCTTACAATCTCTCGGAGCCCACTTGCCGGCGGTGGCTGCCTGCCAGCGATTCATTTCGTCCCAGCGTTTCTCACAAATCGGACAAACATACCTGCTGCAATGACCGCTTGCGTAATCTTTTGAACTGAGCAACCCACGTACAGAGTTTTTATCTAAGTCAACATACGCCCATCGAGGCAAGTGTCGCTGTTGGCAAAATGGACATTTAAACCACCACTGCCGCTTATCGGTTTCCTCAAATTCGACATCGAACGGATCCCCTTTTGTTATAGGTGTCGATGGAGCAAATAGCTTTGATGTATTAGAAAATGTTGTCTGTCTATCACGAATTAAATCGTACGGGCTGGCCTCTTGTCCAACATCGCCGATACATTTTGCCGCTTCATCAATAATTACTTTTTGAACCGACATATCGCTCATCGCTGCCGCCGATCCCGCCCAGGCAATGAAAAGAAACATATTGTCAAGTTCGGTTTCCTGACCAACTCTCAGTTGTTTAATATCGCTGTTTGTTAGGTGCCGCAGTAATCGCGGATTATCTTCAAACATCGGCTTGATCTTTATTCGCAACCTCTTTTTCGCAATTGCCTCATCCGGCATCAAGATAACCATTGGCCCGGGGTCTTCATCAATGGTCTGGCCAATCCAGTTATTACTAGCTTCTGTCCCTGCTATCTGTGCAGGTTTTTTGAACCATACTTCACGAGTATTTATATCGCTGAGCGAGTCCATAATCTCAACCAGAAACGGTGTAAACTCATGCGACCACGGTCCCGGGTACTTGCTCGTTTTGCGGCTGAGCGTACGATACTTTTCGGCCCACTGGCTAACAGTAAGCTTACTGCGAGGCTCAATAATCTCCCGCTCTTCAGGGAAAAGTGCTAACGGAATAGGCAACATACTTTCAATCATTTATTTGATTTTCACCACCTTTCAGGGCTTTGATAACGTCCTCAACATATCGAGAAAAAGCAATAATGTTGCAATATGTGCAACAGGTTATATCTTCGGAGTCGTGCTTTGTGATTTTTTTTTTGATAAACTCAATAGAAGATTCAATCGCTTCTAACCGCCCCTCTTTATTTGTTATTCCGTGATAAGGGCTTAAAATTTTAAATGCTTTTTTATACTTCTCATTCTCTTCTTCAAGTGTGGCAACACGCTCAATATAGCCATCTATGATATCTAAGTCCTCTTTCAGTAATTCATCTATTCCACTCATTACCCACCATCGCTTTCCGTTTTCAGGGCTTGCTCTGAATCAAAATATTTTCTTCCCCATTGTTCAGGGTCGCCATAAGCACCTGTAAGCATATCACCTATCTTCCATCCATACAGTTTGCTTCCTTTGCCTGAATACTTTCTTTTGGGGATGATAATAAGTTCGCACTCCCACATTTCTTGATTGTATTCATTTTCTGGCAAAACGATGTTTTCCGGTACTATTATTGCTCCACAAAAAGCCGTAAGTAAATGGCTTTTTATTCTTTGGCTCGTGGGCATAACAATAAATTTTCCTCCGCATCGGAAAGCCCCAGTTTCCCCAATAAGCATTTCAGTAAGTATGTCTTTCATTACCCACCATCGCTTTCTAAGGCTTGCTCGAATCCACAATCACAAGGGTTAGTTCCGTACAGGGCCTGCTTACAAACAAATAGATGCTTACCATATTTCCGTAATGCTACTCTCAGGTTATCTTTTTCGGATTGGATAGATTTTACTGCTTCAATCGCCTCTCGTTTATAGCAATTACATTCTTCAATTTTGTAATGACTTTTGTGATAAGCAGGACAGCCATTAGCACATACCATATCATTTGCGATAGCTTCAATTATCTCTGTTACTTTCATTATTTTTCACCTTTCAAATTTTCGTTTTTTTCATCTTCTGGTTTCAGTTCATCCAGCAACTGCCTAAGTTTAATTTCTTGGGCTTCTGGTAGTTTCAGTTGTGTTATTGGCAGAGCCAAATCACGCCGTATTTCTTCAAAGACCTTTTCCAGCAGCATCTTTATTTCTTGCGGTGGTTGATTGCCCATTATTTCCGGTAGGTTATCAACCTGTTTACTGAACGCATCCAGTAAGGCTCTATCTCGAGCGATGAGTCCTACAATAACTTCGTTACGATCGAGCAGGTTGCCTTTCATCTCCTCGGTTCTCATTCTCAACTGCTTGGCTTTTTCGTCCTTGAGCGAATCTGTTTCGATGGGTTTAATATTAACTTTTTTGATTGTAAATTCTTCAAACCATTTTAGGAACACTGCCA